GCCGAAATAGATTAAGTCAATTTAAAAACATGCTAAAAGCTGTCAACGAAGGTAAATACAATATAGCCGCCGACGAAATGGTGGATTCAAAGTGGTATGACCAAGTAGGCCATCGTAGTAAAGAGCTTGAAAGGATAATGCGTGGAGCTTAGTGTAGAGCTTCTACCTTGGCAACAGTCGGTATTTGAGACTGATGTACGATTTAAGATTGTAGCGGCAGGCCGTCGAACTGGGAAGTCTCGTTTGGCGGCTTGGATGTTAATCATCAATGCGTTACAAACTGAACGTGGACATGTGTTCTACGTTGCTCCTACTCAGGGGCAGGCAAGAGATATTATGTGGAATACCTTGTTAGAACTAGGTAATCCCGTAATATCTGGTAGTCATGTTAATAACATGCAAATTAAACTGATTAATGGAGCAACGATTTCATTAAAAGGTGCTGATAGACCAGAGACAATGCGTGGTGTATCCCTTAAGTTCCTTGTTTTGGACGAATATGCGGATATGAAGCCTTCTGTATGGGAAACCGTACTGAGGCCTGCGCTAGCTGACCAGAAAGGCCATGCACTGTTTATTGGGACACCTCTTGGGCGTAATCATTTTTACGACTTGTACAAATATGCAGAGCTTGGTAATGACCCGACTTATCAAGCATGGCACTTTACAAGTTATGACAATCCGCTTCTTGACCCGGAAGAAATTGATACAGCTAAACAGTCAATGTCGTCTTATGCGTTCCGTCAGGAATTTATGGCGTCATTTGAGGCTCTGGGTTCGGAGATCTTCAAAGAAAACTGGGTTGCCTTTAATAACGAAGAGCCAGAGGTTGGAGATTACTACATCGCTGTTGACTTGGCAGGATTTGCTGATGTGGCTTCCAATGCTACAGGGAAAAGTAAAAAACTTGATAATACTGCTATTTCTATAGTGAAGGTCAATGAACATGGCTGGTGGGTAGCAGATATTATTTTTGGGCGATGGGATATTAAAAAAACAGCAAAGAAAATATTTGAGGCTGTTGAGCACTATCAACCAATTTCGGTAGGTATTGAAAAAGGTGCATTGCGTAATGCTGTAATACCTTATCTTACAGATTTAATGAAATCCGGTAATAGATTCTTCAGGGTTGAAGAACTAACACACGGTAATAAGAAAAAAGTAGATCGTGTCGTATGGGCGTTACAGGGACGCTTTGAACACGGCAAAATAGAACTGGCGGAAGGCGAATGGAACACTACATTCCTCGATGAACTTTTTCAGTTTCCTAACCCACTGGTACACGATGACTTGGTTGACTCGTTAGCTTACATCGATCAGCTTGCTAAGGTGAGCTACTATGTAGACTACGAAGAAGAAGAGTTTGAAATTATAGACCCGATAGCAGGATATTAATATGGACTATGACATCAAAGGCCAAAGCGTAGCTGGCTGGATCATGCACAAATGCGAACAGTGGCGTGACCACTACGAATCAAACTATTCGGAAAGGTTTGATGAGTATTACAGACTATGGCGTGGTATTTGGTCACAGGAAGATTCTTTACGACAATCAGAACGCTCTCGATTAATTTCTCCTGCACTGCAACAAGCTGTAGAGTCTTCTGTTGCTGAGGTTGAAGAAGCGACTTTTGGGCGTGGAAGATTTTTTAACATCAAAGACGATATCCAAGATAAAGAGAAAAACGATATTGTTGTATTGCAAAAACAACTTGATGAAGACTTCTCAAGAGCACAAATCCGTCGTCATGTTTCTGAAGCAATTCTAAATTCTGCAGTCTTTGGTACAGGTATTGCAGAGTTGGTGTTAGAAGAAGAAAAAGAAATGAAGCCTGCGACACGCCCTGCGATGGGCGGTGACCTGACAGCAGTTGGTGTAGAAACCCGTGATCGTTTTATTGTAAAACTGAAGCCGATTTTACCGCAGAACTTCTTAATTGATCCTGTAGCTACCTCTATTGATGAAGCTCTAGGCGTTGCTATTGATGAGTTTGTTCCTAAACATCAAGTAGAACAGTTAATTACTTCAGGTGTGTACAACGATGTAGCTATTGATACCTACATTGAAGACACAGATCTTGAACCAGATCAGGAACTAACAATTTACTCAGACGACAAAGTTCGCCTCACTAAGTATTATGGTTTAATTCCTCGATATCTCTTTGAAGAATACTTTACAGAAGACGAAGACGAAGAAGTTGTCGAGCTGGTAGAAGAAGAGAATGAAGAAGGAATGTTGCAGGGCAACAACGAATATGTTGAAGTTGTTGCTGTAATCGCTAACGGCGGCCAATTGCTTAAACTTGAGACAAACCCCTACATGATGGGAGATCGTCCTGTAGTGGCTTTCTCATGGGATGTAGTACCGGGACGTTTCTGGGGCCGTGGAATCTGCGAGAAAGGCTATAACAGCCAGAAAGCTCTTGACACAGAGCTACGTGCTCGCATCGATGCTTTGGCATTGACAGTACATCCAATGCTCGCTGTAGACGCCTCTAGGCTACCTCGTGGCGCTAAAATGGAAGTTCGTCCGGGTAAAGCGATTCTTACGAACGGTAACCCTGCAGAGATCCTGAAGCCATTCCAGTTTGGACAACTCGATCAGGTTTCTTTTGCACAGGGTAAAGACCTGATGACAATGGTACAACAGGCTACCGGAGCAATTGATTCAGCAGGTATTCCGGGGTCTATTAATAGTCAGTCTACTGCGGCTGGTATTTCAATGGGTCTAGGAGCCATTATAAAGCGCCACAAGCGTACTTTATTGAACTTCCAAGAATCTTTCCTCATTCCGATGATTGAGAAGACTGCATGGCGTTATATGCAGTTTACGCCGGAACTTTACCCTGTTCGTGACTTTAAGTTTGTTACATCTTCTTCTCTGGGTATTATTGCCCGTGAATATGAAGTAACACAGCTCGTACAGTTGTTACAGACAATGGATCGTAACTCACCGATGTATATGTTCTTGGTTGAGGCTGTGATAGATCACATGAACCTATCAAATCGTGAAGACTTAATTCAAGGTATCCGTAAGTCTAAGCAACCATCGCCTGAGCAACAACAAGCGGCTCAAGAAGATATGCAACGTAAAAATGCACAGCTTGAATCACAAACTAATGCATTCAACGGTCAAGCGGCAGAGTCTCAGGCACGTGTTGAACGGACTAAAGCTGACATTGAGTTGGATAAATATAAAGCTCAGACAGACCGTATTAAGGTTCTTTCTATGAATAACCAACCCGGCGATGAGGATGATAAAGAGTTCCAGCGTAGAGCACAAATTGCAGATCTCTATTTGAAGGAACAAGAAATTAATATTAAGAAAGCATCACAAATGCAAGGAGTGGTAAATGCTAACCAATCTAGAATGGGACAAAGTAACCCGAATAATCGACAGCAGAGTCAAGCAGTTGGAGGAGAGGCTAGAACAACTGGAAACCCAGTCGAACAAGCCGGTGACACAGGTCAAACGCAACAATAAAAAAATTGTTGAAAACTCTTCCAATTAGTTAAAATTTATGCTATACTATTAGTATAGATAAAAAGAACCGTAATAGGATAATTCTTTTGGATATAAGTTTAGAAAAACAATACGAAAATTTTTTCTCCATGTTTATTACAGATGGCTGGAAACAGTTTATTGAAGACATGGAAGATATTTACGATAACTATCGTATCGAAGACATCAAAGATGAAAAGCACTTAAACTTTGTAAAAGGTGAACGTGCTGTCTTGTGGCGTATTATAAACATGGAAGAAAGCGTTAGAAATGCTTACGACATGTTGCAGGACGAAGATGCTTAAAAGATACGATTTTAAGTGTATAGAATGTAACCACATTGAAGAACAATGGGTGGACTCATCAGATGAGTTTGCTTCTTGTCTTGAGTGTGGCAACACAGCAAAGCGGATAATCTCTCCGATTTCTACGAAGTTCAACGGCACAGGCTGGCCTGATGCTGATGATAAGTGGGCAAGAGATCATGAGAGAGCCGCCCAGAAATAAGATTATCCATAATGCTACGGCACGGAGTTAATAATGGCAAAATTTATAAATGAGCGCACGGAAGAAGTCGAAGACGAAGATCTAGTCAACTTTGATGAGCCTGAAGAGGAAACTCAAGAAGTTGAAGAACCAGTAGAAGACGACATACCTGATAAATATCGAGATAAAGATATCAAAGAAGTTATCAGGATGCACCAAGAAGCTGAGAAGCTAATGGGTAAGCAGTCTTCAGAGGTTGGAGAGCTACGTAAGATTGTAGATGACTTTGTTAAGGCACAACTCTCAAAAGAACAAGCCCACACTAGCACAGACGAATTTGATGATGATGTTGATTTCTTCACAGATCCTGAACGTGCAGTAGAAAGAGCAATTGCAAAACATCCTAAGATTCAAGAGGCTGAAACAGTAACTCGCCAATTGAAGCAACAGGAAGCATTGCAAAGACTTAAGGCCGCACACCCTGACTTTGAAGTAATTATTAAAGATCAAGGGTTTGTAGACTGGGTTACAAAATCTAAATATCGTACAGAAATGTTACGTGAAGCAGATCGCAGTTATGATTTTGAAGCCGCAGATGAGCTACTAACAACGTGGAAAGATCGCCAAAACATTGTCACTGAGGCGGCTAACACAGAGACTGTAGCACGTAAAGAAAGTCTTAAACGTGCATCTACTGGTAACACAAAAGGCTCCGCAGAAGGCCCATCTCGTAAAGTGTATCGTCGTGCTGATATTATTAAACTCATGCAAACTGACCCTGATCGCTATCAGGCATTAGCGCCGGAAATCCGGCAGGCCTATGCAGAGGGGCGTGTAAGGTAACATTATAGGAGATTGCTAAAATGGCAACTGCAACTTATCCGGGAGCGGGTGGCTTTACAGCTAAAGCTGAAGCCTCTACCTTTATCCCAGAACTGTGGTCTGATGAAATCATCGCCGCATACAAAAAGTCTTTGGTTCTTGCGAACCTTGTAAACAAAATGCCAATGACAGGCAAAAAAGGTGATACACTTCATATCCCTAAGCCTACTCGTGGCGATGCAAACGCAAAAGCGGCTGACACTGCTGTTACAATTATTGCTAACACAGAGACAGAAGTACAGATCTCTATCGACAAGCACTTTGAATACTCACGCTTGATCGAGGACATCGTTGAAGTACAGGCTCTTGATAGCCTCCGTCGTTTCTACACTGAAGATGCAGGTTATGCACTTGCAAAGCAGTTAGACACAGACCTGTTCACTCTTTCTAAGTCATTGGGTGACGGCGACGGTAGTGATTTTACTCACTCTAACTCGTTCTACATGGACGCATCAACAGACTTGACTGCATACGCAGTTGACACTGTAGCGGCGGCTGACGTCTTTACTGACGAATCCTTCCGTGCGGCTATTAAAGAACTTGATGACGCTGATGTACCGATGGACAGTCGTTTCCTCGTAGTACCTCCTTCCGTCATTCAGAATATTCGTGGCCTCACTCGCTACAACTCTGCTGACTTTGTATCAGGTCAGCCAACTGTAAACGGTCAGGTAGGTACTCTCTACGGTATCGATATCTACGTTTCAACCAACTGCCCAGAAGTTGAATCAGCGGCTGACAACGCCGCAGGTGGTCAATTGAAGGCAGGTATCTTGGGTCATCGTGACGCAATGGTACTAGCAGAGCAAATGGGCGTTCGCTCACAAACTCAGTACAAGCAAGAATACCTTGCTAACCTCTACACTGCAGATACTCTGTACGGTGTTAAGGTTCTCCGTCCTGAGTCAGCTCTTACTTTGGTATTTAATGCCTAAGTAAACTTGGTAGCCCCTCTACGGAGGGGTTTACCTATTAACATTGTTCCCCACCAAAACAGGCTTGGAAGATGGCAACAGATATCCTCATTAAACGCTCTAGCACTGCTAGTGCTGTTCCTACAACAAGTGACCTATCCACAGGTGAGCTTGCAGTCAATACAGTCGATAAACGACTCTTTACTAATAACGCCGGTACAATTGTTGAGATAGGTACTACACCAACAACAATGGCTGTTACAGGTAATACGACTGTCGGTGGTACATTAGGTGTTACTGGAGCTTCAACACTGGCTAGCGGCAGTGTTACAGGTAACTGGACAGTTGCAGGTACTCTAACTGTTGCAACACCTTCTAACGCTACTGATGCGGCCTCTAAAGGTTATGTAGACACAGCAGATGCTCTCAAGTTAGACAAAGCTGGCGACACCATGTCTGGTGCGTTAGCAATGGGAACAAACAAAATTACAGGTCTTGGTACACCTACAGCATCCACTGATGCGGCTACCAAGGGCTATGTAGATGCACAAGTCACCGCAGTTATTGATAGTGCTCCTGCCGCTTTAGATACTTTAAATGAACTAGCGGCGGCATTAAATGACGATGCAAATTTTGCAACTACAGTTACAAATTCATTAGCAACTAAACTAAATCTCTCTGGTGGTACAATGACCGGAGATATTACATTAGGGGCTAACAAAGCAACCTCGACAGCAACACCTACCACAGACGACACACTTACTCGTAAGGGCTATGTAGATACCCAAGATGCCACTAAGCTAAACCTTAGCGGTGGTACCATGACTGGCGACATTACAATGGGTGCTAACATTGTTACTAGCACCGCTACACCAGCCACTGACGATACACTGACACGCAAAGGCTATGTAGACTCTATTTTAGGTTCTGCGACTGATGCGGCAATATCAGCGGCGGCGGCGGCTACATCAGCTTCTAATGCGGCTACATCAGCCTCTAATGCAAGCACTTCAGAAACCAATGCGGCGACAAGCGAAAGCAATGCATCGACATCAGCGTCCAATGCGGCTACATCAGCGACTGCGGCGGCTACATCAGCTACCTCTGCCTCCAACTCAGCTACATCAGCATCTACATCAGCAACCAATGCCGCAACAAGTGAAACCAATGCGGCGGCTAGCTATGATAGCTTTGATGATCGGTATCTTGGTGCTAAGTCTTCAGAGCCTGCATTAGATAATGATGGTGATGCTTTATTAACTGGTGCATTATATTTTAATAATACATCTAATGGAATGTACGTTTACAACGGATCATCTTGGCAATTAAGCACTCAAGATGCAGTTGTTAAAACAGCTACAACAGGATCTGCTGTAATACCTTCTGGTACAGAAGCACAGCGTGATGGATCGCCACAGGCAGGATATTTTAGATTTAATGCAGACACGGGGCAGTTTGAAGGATACAACGGTACTGCGTGGGGTGCTATTGCGGGATCTGGTGGTGGTGCCAGTGGATTTGAAACTAACTTCTTATTGATGGGAGCCTAAGATGGCGAACGCTTATAAAGTCTTGGGGCAATCGGCTCCTAGCGCAACAACTAAC